TAGTCTTTTAACAAAGTCGTCATATTCTACATTACCAAGTTGTTTTAAATACGTTTTTATTATATCGCAACCTATGTAAATGGTTTTGGTATCAGGTTCTATTCTGACCCGTAACTCATAGATAGGTCTTAATATAGGAGCTTCTTGCAATCCTGAACGAGAATCACTAACACTATTAATAACTAAAGTATTTTTTAAGTTCTCATGCAGGAAAGATGTTAATGTTTCCATAGCATCAAAGTCACGAGTCTTGAGATCTACTCTAGAAGATTCTAGTGCTTTACGAACTGCTTCTTGTACAGGCAACGGATCAATATTATGAATGCCTAACTGTCTAGCAATCTTGGCTCCTAGGAATACTGCTGCTAGTGTAGCAGAATACTTACGTTCTCTACCAGTTATATTCCATGCCTTGTCAATAGCAATCTGTGTTTCTTTTAACTTGATTTTTACTACTTCTAAGTTAGCTATAATCCATTGAGAATATATTTCTCCTGCATGTCCATAGTTTTCAAACAGTAGATCAAAATATTCATCAGCCTGTTCTTTGTTCATTGACTTATCTTCATCAATTTTTATCTGTAAAAATCTAGCCATCTCACCTGAAGATTTAGCATTTTCAGCAAAGATAACTGTTTTAAAATCAGTATTGCTTGATACAACACATATTAAATTAAATACTGTATCGTTATTTCGTTCTTTGTTTCTACCGCTACTATCCATACGGTTTTTACCGCGACCTGTTGACATAAATTTTAAGAAATCATGTAGTTGATCGGCTGATACTTTTGTAAATTCATCTACTGCTGCAGGTAAATTATTCATATAACCCATACGATTAATTACTGCATTACCTGTATCACCCCATAGTTGTATAAGGTTAGCATTCATAGCAGGATTACCATACACACTTGTCATAGCTTGTAAAATGGTAGATTTACCTTGACCTGATTCAGGATTATAAAAATTAATTACTGCTGATTTTTCTGTTGATTTAAAGAAAGGCATAAGTAATGAACCAAAAGCACAGAAGAATCCAAAAGCCCTAAGTTCCATGTTAGGTCTTTCATAAACGGTTATAGCCCTTTTCCATAGTTCATAAGAACCTTTTTTACTTAATGCAGGGTTAACATCTTTTAAGTCATCAGATACAGGTACAAATTTAATACCAAAGGGGCTAATTTCTCTATTACCTATAAGTATCTTTTTATATTCAGGGGTCCATCCATACTGTTTATACATGGGGGTAGATGGTTTTTGTTTTTGTTGATCTACAATAACTGCCATGATGTAATCAATAACGTTATCTAATTTTTTACCGTTTCTAACAATACCTTTGGCAGCTAAAATTTTACGTGCTTCATCACGAGATAATAGTTGTGTAAGGGGTGCAATAAATTCTTGTACGCCATCTTGTGGTAAATGAATTTTAAACCATGCACAAAAGCCTGAAGAATCTTTATCGTTTAAAATCTCAACAAGGTAGAAATCATAATCATATACAAGCACACCTTCTTCATCTTCGTTATCCATGGTTTTATATACACCACCATTTTTACCTCTGAAGTAAGGGAAAGGGAAATCAGGAACATGATAAGTAACTGTTTCACCTAATGCTTCTGACTTTGCTTGTATGACATTATCTGCCCCTTTAGCACGTAGAATAACTCTACCTAATTCAATAGGTGAAGTAATCTTACCTTTATGTTTACAATCCTTGCAACCTTCAGAACGTAAGCCTTCAAATTGTTTACATGTATGAGGACCTGGAATACCGTTAGCCTTAGCTTCTGTTCTAGCATAATCATAATCAGGATGATGTTTAGAGATGTTATGTATGGCGGCTTCAGAGTCTTCACAATAGGCAGCAATAGATAATCCTGATCTCCACAAGGGTTCTTCTATAGTTGCTTGCTTAGTCATAATGTGTGTAAGTTGTGGGCAGCCTTCGTTTTTACGGCAACGTTCAACAATCTTCATAAACTTAGATGAGTTATTACCTAGTATAGCTTTAGTAGCTTCATCTAAAGGACGTTTAGCTTTAGGTTTGTCTGATATATGTATAGGGATTAAGCTTGCTATTTCATCGAAGGGTGTTGCTATACCTTCATTTAAAACAACAACTTCTACAGGGTTAGCAACATCTTTAAAATTCTTTGTGCCAGGAACTCGTAGAATACGTGACATGTCAGCAGTACAAGCGCCATCAGCTTTTAATCCGTGTTTAACACATAAGAACTTAAGACCTTCTGCTACAGGTTTCCATATAGCTTTATCTATAGGCTCTGTTAAAGACCAATAACAATGAATGCCATTACCTGAGTCTACTATAGTGGGTATAGGGAGTTGTGTTACATCGGTGAAAGCACGTAAGGCTATTAAAGCTTGATCTTTAGTTTCGTAGTCTTTCCATTTACGTTTTTTGCTATCAAAACCGCAATCAATATCTAACCAAAAAATACGTTGTTCTTTAGCGTTTAGTGCTTTACGTTCGGTAGGTTCTATCCATGAAGAACAAGCAAAATAAACGTCTTGTTTATCTTCTAAAAATTTATTAGATACTGTTATTGCTTCATCAATAGAATTTACAAATTTGGGGGTGACTATATTTTTTTGATCTTTACCACAGATACAGTAGTATCCACTGTCAGACCATATACTTTGTAAAAATTCTTTTGTTTGCATGTTTCTCTCGAAATAAGTTTGTAACTAAATAGGTGCTATCTTATGCAAATGACAGATAGCGGTGCCATATTATTGACGTGACATAAAGAGGAGATCCCTGTCACTCTACTTGCATTGTAGTTATTTCTTAGGTTGTTTATCTATGAACTCCAATATTTTGGGTTCTAGATGCTTTGAAGGTTTTGCTTTGCCAGAGAACCAATCATACACCGTTTGTCTTGAAACGTTAAGATCTTTCGCTACTTGACTTGCGGGATATTTTAGGGCTATGCATAACTTACCTAATAAAGTACCTGAAGTTTCCGATGCTTTAGTATTGTTTTCAATCATTAATTGGGAATATCCTCGCATGATTATGTCCAATCCGATACTAAGTCATCTAAACTAACATCGCCTTGATCAACCTTAGGTGCTGCAGGTTTTGGTGGAGGAGGTGGTACTGGTTTTTCAGCAACACGCACAACAGGTTCAGGAATATCATCTTCTACTTTAGGTGCAGCTACTTGAGGACGTTGAATAGGTTGTTGTTGTTTCTTTGTTTCAAACTCTTCTCCATCTTCTTCTTTATTAACGCTTACTGATAATGTAATAGCACGTTTAGCTTCATCTGAAGTTGACTTTATAGCACATACTGCATACTCTTCATCATTAAGAACTCTGATAGGTTTAAAGCCAATCTTTGTACTTGATGAGTCTTCATCAAAACTTACACGTGATACAACCGACATTAAATTCTGACCATTAGCACGGACGTAATCTGTGTATTCATGTAGTGGTTTACAATCTTTTGTACCATTACCAAATATAGATTGAGCAGGTAATGTCATTTGATAAACATCTCCGTTTAAATCATCAGCACGAATTACTGCAATACGTCTACTAAATCTACAAGCCTTAGTTCCATTAGCGCCTGAACCTTTAATGTTTTGTGCACATGATATACATGCTTCTGATTGTCTTTCAACAACAGCATCGTCAGGCTTTATACTATCTGATGTCCAACATGTAGGTGGTGGCATCTTCTCACCAGGAACATACGCTTTAGAAAAATACATTCTATGCACATGAGGTGATGCATTAACGATAACTACTTCGAGAGCATCTTGATTAGACTTCTCAATCTCTTTACCATTAACCATTAATCTAAACTTACCACCACGTATTGATATACGTTTAGCAGTTGATGTGCTTCCTGTAATGTTTGCAGTGAAGCCGTCATCTCTACGTGAAACTGTTGATACTGCTGTATTTCCAAATACATCTAATTCTGTACTCATACTTCCTCCTTAGTTCTACTTTTAGTTATTCTTACTGTATATTCACTTGTTGCTTGTAAACCTGGTGGTGCTTTGTCAGGGTTTTGTTCTAAAAACTCTTTAACTGTCGATTGAACTAATCTCTTTTCAAAGAACTCAGGCATATCATTTTCTTTTATAAACTTGTACATTTCAGGCCAATCGCTCGTCCAATATCTTGTACGTAAAGTTCTTGATAGTGTTCCAACTTTAGTTTTCAAACTAGTCACATTAAGTGTTCTGCATGCTTCGTTTAAAGCTAAATCAACTTTGTCTTTCTGAGTTTTAATTTCAGTTATTTGATTTTCTAATTCATCAATCTTATCTCTCATATTGACAGAAGCTTGCATCATCTTCTCTATCTTATTGTCATCTAATTCCATATTCTCTCCTTTCAAACATTAAGGATATTAGTATATCACAACTATTTACTTTGTCAACTTATTTCTTTATCAATTAAATGTCCATAAGTAAGGAGTATCCAATAAGCAAACTGCAATAACTCGTCAGGAGATGCATTACCTTTCATTGTGTTAGCTTTAGTACTTATTACTTGAACATTACCTTTGATATACCCCTTAGTATTATCTATTCTATCAAGAGACGCTGCATATGGAGACGCTCCTTTTTTACCTAATGGTCTAAATTCTTTTTCTAATGGCTCTTTAAATACAGGGCATAGCTTAGGTATATTTATATCTGTTTCTTCTATGGTGCATATGGCTCCTTTTTTCTTTGATCTATTTTGTGCGCTTAACAATAATATTTTTTCAGGATGTTCTACAGCATATTTATGATGGTACTCCCGTAAATGATCTCTTTTTCTATCTCTCCATTCT